TCCAGGTCGATACCTGACGCGCCCACCGGTAGCTACACAACAAAAACCCTTTTGGAGGCATGATGCCTGTATCGCAAGCTGGCGCGCTCAACGTTACCGCGCTCAACGTCCCTGACACTTACATCCAGATTCAAGAACCATCGGTGCAGCCCTTGAATGGCCTGCCAACTAGCATCGCCGGTATTGTCGGCACCGCTACGTGGGGTCCAGTCAACAAACCGGTTCTCGTTTCCTCGGCAGCTGACTACGTGACCAAGTTCGGCCCCTTGGTCGACGACATCCATGACGCAGGCTCGGCCGTAGTTGCCGCAGCACAGCAGGGCGCTGCCGACTTCCGCATCGTCCGGGTTACCGATGGCACCGACGTCGCCGCGAGCAAAGACTTGGCCGGCGGCGTGCTGACCATTACTGCTCGCTACACCGGCAGCCTGGGAAATACGATTACCGTTAAGCAGTCGAATGGCTCTGCGGCTGGTACCCAAAAGCTCACTGTCGCTATGCCGGGGATGCTTCCGGAGGTCTACGACAACATCGTGGCCGACACGGACGGCATGTGGGCTGCCAACATGGCCAAGGCTCTCAACGCTGGCACTGGTCCGCTACGCGGCCCGTCGCGTCTTGTCACCGCCCTCGCTGGCGCGGGCGAAGTCGCCGGCTTCACCGTCGGCACCGTCAACCTCACCGGTGGCGCAAACGGTGGTGTCCCAACGGACGCCAAGCTTGTCGGTACCGATATCGGTGGCCGAAAAGGCATGTACGCTCTTCGCGGAACTGGCGCATCCGTGGTAATGCTGGCTGGCGTCACCGACCCTGCAACTTTCACAACGCAAGCGGCTTTTGGCGAATCGGAAGGCGCTTATATGATGTGCACCGGCCCGGCCGGTCAGTACCTTGACATTGAGGCTGCCATTGCAAGTAAAGCTGCTGCAGGCCTCGATAGCGCTTGGGTGAAATTGCTCTTGGGCGACTGGGTGTATTGGACTGACCCAGTTAGCGGCGTTATTCGCCTCGTGCCCCCGCAAGCTTTCGCATTGGGCCGCCTGGCAAATCTCAGCCCGGAAAACTCGTCTCTGAACAAGAAGATGTACAGCATCGTCGGTACGCAGCGCACGATGGACGGCACCCCATACAGCAGCGCGGAGCTTTCGCAGCTCGCTCAAGCTGGTATTGACGTCATCACGAACCCGGCGCCAGGAGGCAACTACTTCGCTGCGCGCATTGGTCACAACACTAGCTCTAACCCCGGCACCAACGGCGACAACTACACACGGGTGACCAACTACATTGCGTTCACCCTGAACGCGGGAATGGGTCGCTACATCGGCAAGCTGCAGACGTCGAGTCTACGCGCCCAAGCCAAGGGTACGCTCACGAGCTTCCTGTCAGTCATGGAAGATGCCGAGATGATTGGCAACGTCAACGGAGGTCCAGCTTTCAGCGTGCAACTCGACGATAAAAATAACCCAATTGCGCGCGTGGGCTTGGGCTACATGCAAGCGGACGCTCGAGTGACATACCTGGGCGTCGTCGAAAAATTCCTGGTCAATCTGGAAGGTAGCCAAGTCACGGTTATCCGTCAGTCGACCAACCCTAACAACTAACGGAGGCCGCGATGCCGATGAATTCCTTTTCCGTCGGTCGCGACATTACGCTCGCGATTACGACTCCCGGCGGCCAACTGTCGCTGGGTACCGTCACCAAGTTTTCGAGCAAGCAGGACACCACGTCCAGCAAGTTGAAGTTGCTGGATGGTCGCATCTTCCACCAGCGCTTTCCAGACGGCTGGTCAGGCTCCATGGAAATCGAGCGTACAGACTCGACGCTGGACGACTACATGGCACAAGTCGAAGCGAACTACTTCGCCGGGATGAACGAGACGCCATGCTCTATCACTGAAATCATCCAAGAGCCTGACGGCTCTGTGAGCGAATACCAGTACACCGGCGTGATTTTCTCGCTGTCCAATGCTGGTGACTGGGTTGGTGACACGACTATCAAGCAGTCGCTGAACTGGGTAGCGTCCCGTCGCATCAAGCGCGCTTAAGCTCCAAAAAACAGACGGAAGGGTGGTACCTATACAGGGCATCACCCTTTCTTTTTGGAGTCAATAATGGCCCGAGCAACAATTACCAAAACCCCGACCGAGCAGCTGACCGCCGCCGCACAGAGCACCGTTGACATTACGGACGCCACCGGCCGCACTATCACCCTGCGGAAAGCCTCGCCGCTGTCCCAATACAAGCTGGTCGAAGCTATCGGCGACGCTGCGCAGAACTCGGTCTACATGGGCATGGTGTTCCCACTTCTGTATGTGGCGGCTATCGATGGACAACCCCTGAACCCCCTGACTTCCAAGCTGCAAGTGGAATCGCTTATCCAGCGCCTCGATGAAGAAGGCATTGCAGCCGTAATGGAGGGGGTTACCAAGCACTTCGGCAAGAAAACCGACCCGGATGCTGAAAAGGAAGCACTAAAAAACTCGTAACGGATGTGCGAGTTAGAGAATGCGTCTGGCTCATCCGTCATAACTTCCCAGTCGACACCGCATTCCAATTAGACGACCTCTACCGGACCGCGTTTTGCATCATCGTGTCTGAGCAAGAGGGCCAGAAATTCAACTGGGAGACCATGTCTTTCCCGGAGGAGCCTGCCCAATGAGCCAATTTCCCTCGCTGGGCGCTTTCGCCCTTCATCTGGCAACGCAGCATATCCAAGAACAGAAGTCCCTCGAAAGAGGCCTTGAGAAAGTCGCGAAGCTCATCGAAAAATCCGCCAAGTCTCAGTTTGGCACCTACCAGCGCGGCACTGGGCCGTTCGAGAAATGGCCTCCTTTGGCCGAATCCACGCAAGAGGACCGGGTCCAGCACGGATTTTCGGCTGACGAACCGCTGCTACGTACCGGCGAACTCCGCGACTCGATATCACACCAGGTCCAAGGTTTGCGGGCAGTTATTGGGAGCACTTCGGATGTGATGGTGTACCAAGAACTTGGCACATCAAAAATCCCCCCGCGGCCGGTATTGGGGCCCGCCGCAATTCGTCGCAAAAAGGCGATTAAAAAAATCCTCGGTGATGCAGCCGTTGAGGGACTGCTGCCCCACGGTGTAAAAGCGCCGAACTACGACAACATGGTGTAACGGATGTTTGAAGCTTACAAAATCGGCATTACCCTATCGCTCGTGGACCACGTCAGCCACGGGCTGATGTCGCTGTCTCGTGGATTCCATGGCGCGGAAGCCGACGCAAAGAAGGTCCAGAAAGCGCTGGATGGCATCCACGCGAAGCTGGTTGCAGGCACCGTTATGACGGCTGCTGGCGTGGGCATTATGCACATGTTCAAGACGCCTCTGGAAGAAGCGAAAAAATTCAACCAAGAGACGGCGCGTTTCACCGCGCTCGGGCTCGGTGACGCCATCTCGAAAGACGCCATCAAGACCGCCAACAGCTTGGACCTCATGGGCCAGTCTGCTACGGACACCCTGCACCTTTTGCGTGAATTGACCGGTATCACCGGCAGCTATGAGCACGCCAAAGAGATGCTGCCGTTGGTGGCGAAGACCAAATTCGCTATCGAAGCGTATATGGGGCCGGAAGGCGGGGCTGGCTTTGAAAATCAGCTGCAGGCGCTCATCAAAACCGGTGAGCTGCGTGGCGTTCTCATGGATAAAAATACGCATGAGTTCACTCCCGAAGCTTTTAAGAGTTTCCTGAACATGACCACGCAGGCTTACGTTGCCAGCGGCGGTATGGTCAAGCCCACCGATTACCTGGCGGCAATGAAAACGGGCGGGGTCAGTACGAAGATGATGTCCCAGGAGATGTTCCTCTTCGGCCTTGGCCACTTTATGCAGGAGTCGGGCGGCAACCGCACCGGTACCGCGGCGATGACGATGTTCAGCCAGATGGCTCAGGGCACCATCAGCGGCAAAACCGCCGAAAAGCTGATTGCGGAGCATCTACTCGACCCGAAGTTTGTCAAGAAAGGCACATTCGGCCAGGTAACCGTCGACCCGCACGGCATTAAGAACCTCGAGGACTTCGTCAAGAATCCGTTCAAATGGACGAATGAGACAGTGGTTCCGCAGCTGAAAGCCAACGGTCACAAAGACGGCATGGACATGGACCTGGCGCTGGCGTCACTTTACGGCGTCCGCACGGCAAAGGGCTTGTCTGATGCTTTCATGCGTGAGGCTCCGCTTGCGGAGCAGTACATCAAACGCGCACGGCAGGCCGCTAATACTGACCAGCTGGCCGACATTGGCAAAAACAGCGCCTACGGCAAAGAACTTGAGCTGCACGCCAAATGGGCAAAGCTGATGAGTGAGCTTGGGACCACGATTCTGCCGATGGCAATTAAGGGAACTGAGACGCTCATCGGAATTATCAAGCCTATGAGCGAGTTTGTTCAACGGCACCCAACTGCTGCCACTGCCTTTGTCTATTCGCTCATTACCCTTGGTGGCGTGCTCGCAGTTGCTGGCATTGCCACGAACGTCATGGCCGTCATTAGCTTGTTGCAACTGCTCGGTGGCGGTTCGCTCGCTGGCGCGGCAGCTGGTGCTGCCGGAAGTGTTGGGGCCGGGCTCGCTACCGCCGCTCGCGGTGGCCTGTACGGCGCTGCGGCTGTAGCTGGCGCAGCGGGAGGCTGGTATGCCGGCAAATGGCTCGGTGACACACTCGGCACCTGGGCTGCAAAGAAATACTACGACGGGAAGGACTCCGTCGACTACATGACCCCGGCGGCGCGTGCTCGCATGTCAAGCATGCAGAAGCCCGCGAGCACCACCGTGAACCTCAACGTTGATGGCAAAAAGCTCGCCACCGTCACCGTTGACCATCTGGGACGTCAAATTAGCCGCCCCGACGGCGGCACATCGCACCCAGACTATAACCAATCCGCGCCGAAACCGGCGGGAGGTTACTCGAAATGACGCAAGACGTAACACTCGTACTCGACGATTTCACGTTCGTCGACGACGAGGTCCCGGAGCGGTTCGGCTTCGGTGGCCACCAAAATCTGGTGCTGCACGACCTAATCGGAGGCGTGCGGGTAATCGATTCGATGGGTGCGTTTTCGGCGCCGCTAAGCTGGACAGGGTGGTTCCGCGGCCAGAATGCGCTCGCCCGTGCGCGCTACCTCGACTCCATGCGAATGGCTGGCAGACAGCTCACGCTAACTCTGTCTGAGCTGCGATACAAAGTCGTCATCAAGAAATTCACAGCGACCTTCGAGCGCACCTACCAAATCCCGTACGCCATCACTTTGGAGGTGGTACAGGACGAGGCGCAGCCGCTGACCGAATTGGTCGAAAAGACGTCGGTCGACAGTCTCATCGACTACGACGCCATTGCAGCTGCTGACCTAGTAGCCGCACTGCAGAAGATGGAAGAAATCCGCGCTGGCGAAGTGACCACGACCACGATGTCGGGTGCCTTTGGCTCCCTGCAATCCGCTATCAACTCAGTGTCTTCGTTCGCGACTGCTACCCAGTCGCAGCTCGCAAGCGTCCTTCAGCCGCTGGCCGCGTTCCGCTCGCAAGTCGGCACGCTGATGGCGTCGGTGAACAACACGCTCGCCAACGTGACCACTGTTGGTGGTCTACTGCCGAACAACCCGGTCAGCCAGCAAGTTTCGCGTCTGAACGCGCAGCTCTCCGCTACGCAGCAGTACCCGCTGCTGTTGAACCTGGACCGCATTGCTGGCCGCATGGCCGTCAACGCCCAAGCCAGCTACAAGACGGACAAAACCGTCACGCAAGCCGGCGGCAACCTGTTCACGCTGGCGGCGCAAGAGTACGGCGACCCATTGGCATGGACCGCGCTTGCAAAAGCTAACGCGCTGTCTGACCCGCAACTCACTGGCGTCAACACGCTGACGGTGCCGCCAGCGCCGACCAAACCGGACGGCGTACTGGAGTACTGATGAACAAAAACACCC